ACCACCTGCACCAGCTGATAGTATAAGTCCTTAATTTTAAAGGATTAATTTTGTTTTATACCTACGCACATTATACTCCCGAAGGCCGTTTATTCTATATTGGTAAAGGCCAAGGGGATCGTGCACACGCCTTTTATCAACGTGGTTCTCATTGGAATAACATAGTTAATAAATATGGTAAACCCGATGTCCAAATACTTGCTAATTGGGATACGGAATCTGAAGCGTTGAGCCACGAAATTCTTTTAATAGAATGTTTCCGTGAATTAGGCCATGACCTATGTAATAAAACAAATGGTGGTGAAGGCACTTCTGGTTATAAACACACTGAGCAACAACGTGAAAATAATAGACAAGCACGATTAGGCAAACCAGTTTGGAATAAAAACATACCGTGCAAAGAAGAAACAAAACAAAAAATTAGCGTTGCTAAACTAGGTTCTATTCCTTGGAATAAAGGTATATCGTCTGGGCTAAAACATTCAGAAGAATTTAAAGAAAAAATTCGTAAAACTCATAAAGGCAATAAGTACAATGTAGGTAGACCTGCTTCTGAAAAACAACGCCAAACAGCTAGCGAAAGATCTAAAGGCAACACCTACGCTGCAGGAAATACATACCAACGCAAATGGGTCTGGGTTGGCACTAATATTAAGACTGGTGAAGTAATCCGATTGGTCGGTGAAAAAGCCTTAAAAGAAGCTGGTTTTCAACACGCTAACATTATAAAATGCATTAACAGAACTCGTAAGTCCCACAAAGGATATGCGTGGTCTAAAGAAAAATGGGAAGATAAGTCATGGCATTAATTCTGCAAGACCGTGTAAGGGAAACTACAAATACAACTGGTACTGGTACGTTTACTCTTTTAGGCGCTGTTACGGGCTATCAATCTTTTTCAGTTATTGGTAATGGAAATACTTGTTTTTATGCTTGTGCTGACCAAGGTGGCCCGAATTGGGAAGTTGGTCTTGGGACTTACTCAAGCGGTACTCTTGCTCGTACTACTGTTCTTTCTTCATCTAACTCTGGCTCACTAGTTAACTTTACTGCTGGTACTAAAGACGTATTTGTAACCCAGCCTTCTGAAAAAGCAGTTTATTTGGATGGAAGCGGCAACATTACGCCTTCTTCTGTAGGTCCTTTAACAGTATCTTCGTTAACAGATTCAGGCTTAACCTCTGGTCGTGTTACCTACGCTGGTACAGGCGGTCTTTTACAAGATTCTGCTAATCTTACGTTTAACGGCACTACATTAACTGCAAATACATTAAATTTAACTAATGCGCTTACTACTTCTTATGGCGGTACTGGATTAACTTCATTTACTGCTGGTGATTTACCGTATTACAGCACAGGCACTGCATTATCTAAATTAGCAATTGGCACAAGCGGCTATATTCTTCAGTCAAACGGCTCTGCTCCGACATGGGTTGCCGCTTCTTCTGTAGTTGGCGGTGCTGGCGGTTCAAACACTCAAGTTCAGTTTAATAATAGTGGTGTACTCGGAGGTTCTGCTAATCTTACATGGAACGGCACTACTCTAGGAGTCACAGGTGCAATTACCGCTTCTGCTGATTCAGCTTTTAATGGTACAGGTGCGCTTCAACTTCCAGTAGGCACTACAGCGCAACAACCTACAGGCGCAAGTGGTAAGCTCCGATTTAACTCTACTACATCTCAGTTTGAGGGGTACACAGGATCAGCATGGAGTTCTGTAGGTGGTTCTGCTTTAAGTAATGACACCACCACAGCTACTAATCTTTATCCCTTGTTTGCTAATGCAACTACAGGCACAGCTTTAAATGTCTATACAAGTAATGCTAAGTATCTTTATAAGCCTAGTACAGGTGATTTACAATCTAGTCAACTAATTGCAAACAATGGATTGGTTCTTAACAATGCAACAGTATCTACAAGTTACACTGTGGCGACAGGAAATAATGCTATGTCAGTAGGTCCAATTACTGTAGCTACAGGTCAAACTGTTACTGTAAGTACAGGTCAAAGGTGGGTGATTCTATGAGTTCTCTTATATCGTCAGGTTCAGCTAGTGGCACAGGGTCAATGACTCTGTTAGCTCCTGTAACCAATTCAAATCAAACTGCTACATTGCCTGATGCTACTGGCACAGTAATGGTTAGTGGTGCTATGCCAGCGTTTAGTGCTTACATGAGTGGAAATCAAACCCCTACAAACAATGTAGCAACATTGCTAACTTATGATACCAAAGATTTTGATTCAGCATCTTGCTTTAACAACACAGGTTCTACTGTTGGTGGAATTCCTGCGTATGCTTTTAAACCCACTGTTGCTGGTTATTATCAAATAAATTTTGTAGTTTGCGCTTACTCTACTGGCACATCATTAGTTCAATGCGTTAGTGCATTATACAAAAATGCTACATCATATAAACAAACTAATATAAATCCAAACGGAACTGCTACTTTTCTTGGTTTTGCGCAAACAATAAGTGTTGTTGTTTATTTAAATGGCACAACTGATTATGTTCAGCCTTATGCAACTGTTAATGCCAACGCAGGAACTCAATTAGTTTTAGGAACTCTTTATTCTAGTTTTAGCGGTTGTTTAGTAAGGGCGGCATAATGAACATCATTGAAAAAATTAAATCTATATACCCTGAATTAACTGATGCAGATTTTGAGCCTGTTATGGGAACAATTAAATTACAAAATGATTTGGATGAGCGTGGCGATTACATTGCTAAATGGGAACATCCTACACTAGCTAGACCAACAGATGAGGAATTAGCATAAGTGCAAGCACAGATTTACCTTGTGTCCAATAAGCTGAACGGCAAGCAATATGTCGGTCAGACAATCAATCCGCATTTGCCGATTGGTCATGGTCGCATCTTAAAAAGTGCTTACAAGCTACATGGTAAAGACAGCTTTACCTATGAGCCAATCTGCAAGGGAATTACCAACAGAGCCAGTTTAAACGCAATAGAACGCTTTTGGATTAGCGTTACTAACACAGTAGTACCCAACGGATACAACATTGATTTAGGCGGTTCTGAAGGCTCTGTATGGACTGATGAACGCAAGCAAGCAGTTAGCATTGCTCGTACTGGAAAAAAGCTAAATAGACCGCTTGGTAGCAAATCTGGTGCAAAAGGCAAGAAATGGTCTGAAGAAAATAAACTGAAATTGTCTGAAATTCTTAAAGGTCGAGTTAGTCCTAATTGGGGAAAACAGGCTTCTGAAGAAACCAAAGCCAAAATGACTGCTAGTCAAAAAGCTAAAGCGGCTTCTTTTGCGGTTCATCCTAACGCTGGTAAAAAAGCATCGGAAGAAACTAAAGCCAAAATGCGAGCCGCAAGAGCCAATAGAATTTATACTGATGAAGATAAACGAAAAATTAGCGAAGCAGTTACAGCTTGGCATAAACAACGCAAGGAGTGTGCATAATGTCCTATGGGCAAGTAAACGCAGATGTGATTGGCACTAGTGTAGCCAATTCAAGTTTAGGGGCAGGCAATGCTACCCTTATGAAAAATAAAATAATTAACGGGGCGTGCGTTATTGACCAAAGAAACGCTGGTGCATCTATTACAAACAACTCTGCAAGTTTTGCATGGGGTGTTGATAGGATGATTGTTTATGGAACACAAACTAGCAAATTTACTTCACAACAAAATGCTGGTTCAGTAACACCTCCTATTGGCTTTACAAATTATTTGGGTATTACTTCTCTTTCCGCATATTCAGTAACATCAACAGATTGGTTTGCAGTTTCTCAGCGAATTGAAGGTTTTAATACGGCTGACCTTCAATGGGGTACTGCTAACGCTAAAACAGTAACTCTGTCTTTCCAAGTCTATTCAAGCCTTACTGGTACTTTTGGCGGTGTTTTAACAAACTCTGCTCAAAACAGAAGTTACCCATTTACTTACACAGTTTCTTCCGCAAACACTTGGACTTCTATTGCAATTACTGTTGCTGGCGACACTTCAGGAACTTGGGTAGGGGCAACTAATGGCACAGGTATTGCAGTGGTTTGGGGATTAGGTGTTGGCTCAACATTAAGTGGTACTGTTGGTTCATGGGCTGGTGCAAATTACTATTCAGCCACAGGAGCAGTATCCGTAGTAGGAACAAGCGGAGCAACCTTCTACATTACTGGTGTTCAACTAGAAGTAGGAAGTAGTGCTACTGGATTTGAGTATCGTCAGTATGGGCAAGAGTTAGCTTTGTGTCAGAGGTATTATGAAACAAGCTATAACGGAGTAAAAGTTCCAACGAATGCTTCTGGTTCTTTAGTGCTTGCTTTAACTGTAGGCTCTCAAACTTATGCTGGTGGTGCTGGTGGTGCTCAACAAGTTCTTGGTTCAGTTCCTTTTGCAGTTGTAAAAAGAGCATCACCTACGATTAATATTTACAGCTATATATCAAGTATATTAACTGCTGTAAGTAGCGGTTATAGTGGTTCTGATTTTGCCGCAAATTCAGGAAATATTTATAACGGTTCAGCTTATTGTTTTTCAATATTTAATGCTACTGGTTCAAATATTACAACTACTGGATATTCAGTGATTTTTGGATTTAGTGCTTCAGCGGAGTTATGATTATGTACAAATTAACAACAAGAAATAATGGTGTTTATAAAGACGGTGCTTTTATTCCACTTGACCCTGACAACACAGACTACCAAGCCTACCTAAAATGGGTAGAACAAGGCAATACACCATTACCAGCAGAGGACATAGTATGACCGCTTATGAACTAGCTGATTGGCTAGATAACTTTAGCTCTGTAAATGATGAAGATGGAAAAATAATGAGTGAGATTTCAGAAAAGCTAAGAAAGCAAGCTGATGCCTTGCAATTAGAAGGAGTGACAGTATGACCACAATAATAATTACCCTTGCAGTCGTAACCTTCTCTTATATGTTCTATGACTTATTTACTCGTAAGACTTGGATGGATAAGATGCTTGAAAGAATGGAGCAAGTATGAGCATTATATTATCGGGTGACAACGGGGTAACTTTTCCAAACGCTACAGTACAAGCTAGTAGTGGAGTAGTGTTGCAAGTGGTTAGTGCAAACTATGGAACAGTATTAAATGTAAGCACTTCTACATTTACTGATACTGGATTGACTGCTTCAATAACCCCTAAATTTTCAACAAGTAAAATTCTTGTATTAATTAATCATTCTGAAGTTTTTAAAAATGCAGACAATAGTAATAATGATATTGGATTTAATTTGTGTAGAAATGGAAGTCAAATTGTCCAATTTAATTCGGGATTGTTATATACAGCAACTGCTTTAAGGGTAGGTTGTTCTGCTTCTTACACTTATTTAGACAGTCCTGCAACAACTTCTTCTACAGCATATAAAACCCAAGTAAAAAATGGTGATAACAACGGAACTTCTATTACTGTTCAAGGAAATAATATGCCAGCAACAATTACCCTTATGGAGATTGCAGGATGATTATTCAAGCTGATATTTTTGATGCAATTAACAAACTTTATCCTCAAGTAGCGGTTATTCGTGGCGATATTGCTTACGATGCAGAAGGCAATGAAGTCACCTATGACCTACAAGCCGTAACTGCACAAGCCCAAAAAGATGACTGTAAAGCTAAAGCCAAGCAACTGTTAAGTCAAACTGATTGGGCTGTATTGCCTGATGTAGGACTAGCTAACTCTGCTGACTTTGTAGCCTATCGGGCAATTGTGCGTGGGCTAGTGATTAGTCCAGTAGTTGATGCGGTGTTTCCTGATGTGCCTTTGGCAATTTTTAATTAACTCATAACCAGTATACCTTCCCATGGATCTCCAGACCCTTATCAACACCGTACTACCCCTTATTTGTGTAGCCATTGGCTGGTTCTGTAAGGAGCTCTGGAACGCGGTTCAAGACCTTAAGAATGACCTAACCGACATCCGGACCCACCTAGCCGATAACTACATCAAGAAGGATGACTTTGCGACACGCTGGGAGGAGGTCCTAAAGTCTGTACACCGCATTGAGGACAAGCTAGACCAACTCAGAGATCGCCAGTGATTGAAAAGATCCTCAACGATCTTTTAACTGGCGCGGACAACAAGACACACGACATCGCTCGCTGGTCTTGGATGCTCTCACTGTTCGCGGTTATCATTGGCTCCGGCTATGAGGTCATTCACAGTGTTGCGCCATCACTGAGAGACTTTGCGGAGTCTGTTGGTATCATCGCTGGCGCGCATGGTGCCGCGGTGATGCTTAAAAAAGACTCAGAACCAAAGGAGACACCCAAGGAATGATCTACGCACTATACATCCTGTTAGTACCCATTAGCCTACTCACCACGATCTTGGCACTAATCATGGCCCCAGTACTACCCCTCCTTGCCTCAGAGCAAGACGGCTGGCTGGACAACCACTCACAGTGGGGCAAGGGCCCAAGACTACCCACGTGGCTGTCTTGGTTTCAGACACCGGACAATAGCCTAGATGGTGACGCGACCTTTGCATCACTAAACCCGCCGTCTTACCTCTCACAGGTAAAATGGCTTATTCGTAACCCTGCATACGCCTTTGCACTGCGTTATCTAGTACCGCCATACAGTGCCACCTTTAGTGGTGACAAGACCATCAAGGATAATGACAATGCAAAAGCTGGTTGGTGCCTGGTCCACGCTAACGGACTGTTTCAATTCACTCTTGTCAAGCGTATACTTTCTTCTAGTCGCTGTATTTATGTTAATATCGGCTGGAACATTCGTGGGCTTGTGGATGATAATGTGGTTGATAAGCCAAATCCTTGGCAGGCTACGTTTGTTTTTAGTCCACGAGTAAGTGGCTTTAGATAATGTTCCCACTATCATTGGTACAATATGGAAAACTTTTTGCTGGAGCTTTGCTCCTACTCGGTAGCTTTTATTTTGGTTGGCATCTACGTGATGTGGACTTCCAGTCATACAAAGCAAAACAAACCATCGAGACACAAAAAATCCAAGACAAACACCAAGAAGCCGCCGACCAAATAAGGAAAGAAAAAGATGCTCAAATTGCTTCTATCAACAACTCTCTCGCTGATGCTCTTAGCCAGCTGCGTGGCCGTCCCAGTCGCGCCCAAGGCGCCGCAAATGGACAGGCTGGAACTGGGTTGTCCCTTTCTGCCGAGGACGCTGGCTTTCTTGAGCGGGAGGCTGCCAGGGCAGACATCTTGCGAGCCGGACTCGCAGCCTGCTACGACCAGTACGACTCGCTAAATAAATAAAAACCCCAATTTGCATTAATATATGCAGAGTAAGGAGCACGAATGAAAAAGCTATTAGTAGTAGCCCTGTGGGTAGTTGGCGTATTTGCAGCCATCCACTTCACGGATAGGTACACACAGATTGAAGAGAACATCATGGCCATCGCCAAATCCACGCTAGACTTCATCACAAAAGAAGAAGGCGCCCGTAATAAGGCATATAAAGACTCCCGTGGTTTGTGGACGATTGGCGTGGGGCACCTCATCAAGGCCGATGAGCAGCACCTTATCAATACCACACTGACAGACTTACAGGTTGAAGACCTGCTTAAGAGCGATTTAAGGTGGTGTAGTGAGGCCGTAGAGAGCTCGGTGCGGGTACCCCTACAGCAGAACCAATTTGACGCACTGTACAGCCTCTGCTTCAACATAGGTGAGACTAACTTTAAGAAATCCACAGTAGTAAAAAAGATTAACGACAATGACATGCAAGGTGCCGCAGAGGCCATTTTGATGTGGTCCAAACAGCCTGAGCTATTACCAAGAAGAAAACGCGAAAAAGCTCTGTTTTTAGGGGCGTAAATACTTAGTTTTTTGCATTAATATACATAGAACCCAATAAAAGGAATTACCATGGACGGCTTTAAAAAGATTGTAAAAATGAAAACTGGCGGCCTGGTAAAGACCCCAGTAACTGGCGACAAAAAAGCAGCTGCGCCATCTAAGGCAGCCACACGACCAGCCTTTAAGGGCAGCGACGTTGCTAAG